TAATAAGCGCTCCTTTTCAAAAAGCGTCTGAATGAATATTTCCCGGCTTAATCAACCGGGTTGTCAACAATTGCACCGCCCGCAGCCAGATAATCATGGCGATCGGAATACGCCATCGCCTCATACTCCGCTCGGGTGATCTCTTTGGCCCCGCTTTTCTGCGAATTTCCATCGCCAGCCGGGACAAATTTGCGGGCGTTCACATCCGGATCAACTTCCTCGGATGCATCACGAGCGCTGACATACAGCTGGTTGGCTTCTTCGGACTCTTTCTTCGCCTCGTCCAGTGTCGGGCGAAGGTCAAGAGCCTTCTGTTTGCCTTCCTCTGTTCCGCTCTCGAAGGCGTCGGTCATCTCTTGCAAGATGGATTTCACCTTCGCGTCGGCCGTCTTGGCCGCGTCCAATAAAGGTTTTAGTTTCGGCATGCTCACTCCTTTGGGCCAAATATGGCCAAATAATTGCGCAGCGCCTGCGCTTCTTTTTCCAGGTCGCTGACCGTCTCGGGATCCACTGGGGTCTCGATCGGTTCAGTTTCCTCTGCAGCGGATTCCTCAGCCTCACTGTCAACTGATTCTTCCGGAACATTCTCTTCAATGACCGCTTCCTCTGGCTCTGTGGCTTCTTCCAACAGCGCATCCGGAACGTGTTTGTAATTTACCAGGCAGTTCAGGAACGCCCGATTCTGAGCGTACCTGCCCGACTTTGCCGCGTTGCCGGTGATCACCTCATCCACAAACCCGAGTTCCATAGCTTCCTGGGCGGTCATCCAGGTCTCATCGAGCATCATTTTTGCCAGCTTATCGGCGTCCAGGCTGGTTTTGCTCTGGTAGGTTTGAACAATCCCGTTCTTGACTACCTTCAACTCTGCCAGGGCCGCTTTGAGCTCTTCGATGTTTCCCCATGCCAGAATGGAAGGGTCATGAATCATGAAGAAAGCCGAGTCTTGCATCTTGACCACGTCACCCGCCATTGCCACAAAAGTGGCAGCGCTGGCGCATAACCCATCGATGCGGGTGGTCACTCTACCCGGGTAATCCATGATCATTGCCCGGATCGCGCTGGCGGCAAAACATTCACCACCGCCCGAGTTGATCCGCACGGTAACCGGTCCGCCCTGGCCGAGCGTGTTCAAATCTTCTTTGAACATCGCCGGGGTAATCTCATCGCCAAACCACGAAAATTCGCTGATGTAGCCATAGAACTCAATCTCTGGCTCTCCACTTTCGGAGTCGGCAGCATTTCGCAGCCCCCAAAAACGCTCAAAGGGTTTTGCCGTCCCTTCGATGACTCGCATAGGGTTTTTCATACAACCTCGCTTCCTTGAAACGATCCAAAGATATTGATCAACGGTCCGCTCATAACGCAGAGCCGCTCCACATGCGGCAGCAGATTCAGCCCGTCCTCTTGCCACGGGCGCAGGTGATGCTCGAGCGGATAATGAAAGGTAGGTACGTCATGGCTGTAATCATGGAAATACACCTTGTCGCCCTGGTAGCAATCCATGCCGCATAAAATCACCGGATCGCACCCCAGCCATAAAGCAAACCAGGCTGCCGTATTGGATGAATAGAACCCGGTCCACACCGGTACATCGAACAAAATATCCGATGTCGGATCAGCGCTGACCTTCACAGTTTTGAGTGATTCCACCGCCTCCAGCAGCCGCGGGTCAGATTCGGGGTGATCGTTGTACACCATGAAATCTGCCTGGACCAGCTTGAAGGCGTGATAATTGACCGCGATCAGCAGCGCACCCTTTGGCACCCGTGCCAGATCTGTGGGCAAACTCGGACCGCCGCCCAACACCGCAGCCGGACGCCCTTTATAGCGATCCTGCAGCTTACTCATTCGAGTTTTCATTGGGGTCCTCTTTGATAATCGTGCCAGCGCCCATGATCAGACTGCCATCCGGGGCCACTTGCGCCATGTTGGCCGGGATGTAGTAAGCGTCGCCGCCTTCGTAAGCCGATAGATCCTCGATCTGACGCGCCTCGTTAGGACTGAGCTGACCGGAAAGGATCTTCTCTTTCAGGTATGTGCTGCGGGTTTTGGCATCAGTGCGCAGCAGGGCTTCACGGACAAATCGGAAGTAGGTATCTTTTCGCTCATCGAGGGTCAACCATTTCAACCGGCCGACCTCTTCTAATTGCACCAGGTACGGATTCAGCGTGGTTCCCAGGTAATCCAGCTGCTGAGCGGTGTTGCTCTCATAGCTCTGTTTACCCATGTTGATCTTGTGCAGCGGCATGCCGTAGAAATTGGCGATCTCGCCATCGGTGGCGCCCACCGTCTCGAGGAACTGCGCATCCGCCGGGGTGATTGAGATTGGTTCGAATTTTGAGATCTTGTTATCGAAGACCGCCACCCCGCCAGCATTTTCCGATCCGCTCACGGTGGACAGGTAACTATTTTTGATCTTCTGCCGTGCGTCTTCATTCAACTCACCGTTGAACCAGATCGCGCCGGATGGATTCAATCCCTGCGAATGCAGTTTGTTCTGGGTTTGGTGCGCACCCAGCTGCCGCCCCATCGTCTCGCGTGCGTAGGTCAGTACGCTCTTGCCAGAAAGGCCGTCGGTGGAGTTGATCATCAAATGCGCCACTTCCTCACCTGGCAATATTTGCTCATCGCCATTGGGGAAGACGGTTTTATAAACCTTGTCGCCGTTGGGATTGAATCCCGGGATGGTCTTGTCCGCGTCCAGGATGTAAAACTCGCGGTACTCTCCCTGTGGATCCCAGATGTAGGCGTTTCCGTAGTAGATCAGCCATAAGACGATCGTCTTTTTGAAGATGAATGGGGTCATCCAGCGGTTGGGTTCCACCTCCAGCAGGTACGCCGGGTTGCGCGTCACCCCGTTGGGCTCCACCTGCACAATAGACCGACCCACTTTTTTGAACGCCTGGAAGGGCAGCGACGCGATATCATCGCTCAAAATGTTGCCGCAGCGGTAAGCCGTCGCCAGAGATTTGGCTTTTTCAGCAGAGACCCGCTGCCCGGCATCTGTCATGCGGCCCCAGGGCACGATGTACTCCGGCCTGGTCTCTGGTTGCATCGGCGCAGCTGGCAGCTGAGAGCCCTGCAGCGCGTTGATTACCCGGATTACAGAGTCTAAAAAGGTCACTCAGCCCTCTTTTCCAGAATCACATTTACATTGCCATCCCGCGTCCAGCTCAGCGCTGCGATTCGCCAGGGCTTTGGCTGGTAGGTCAGATACCGGGGATAATCCGGATCGAAATGCTCAAAGGTGATTCCATCCACCGGGTTGCAGTGGGTAGGGTCGTGCAGGAATCCATCACTGGATCCGTAAGGCGTCTCAATATCGATCCTGGCGCCAACCTGCAGCACCCGCCAACATTCATCCATGAACTCAATGAACGGCCGCCGCGTCCCACGCTCTGTGACGGCCACTGGCGGAATGTGCTCAATGATGTGCCAGGCCTTCGCCGCCTCGATGCTGGCTGATAAGATCGGCCAGGGGTGAATGTTCAAATCGTGGACAATGTCCACGCCCGGAAGTTTCTGGATGTCGATTCCGGTCCAGCCGAGGTCTTTGTGATTCCCGCAGGCAATATCGAGTTTCATCACATGCCCCAATCCGGAGAGAGAATCGCAGCGCTCAGATCCACGCTGCCCTTATAGAACCGCGCCCGGCACATGGCCGTGATCCAGGCAGCGACCGGGTCGATCCGTTTGGTGCGGATGACCGACTTGCCCTTGGTCTCTTTGACGTACTTGATCAACCCGCTGCCATTCTTGGCGATGGAAGTATTGCCAAATGTCCACCTGGCCAGCGGGCTGGAGCTATGCGTAAGTTTGTTTTCCTTTAATAGGATCTCCGCCTGATTCATCGGATCGGTCAGGTTGATAAAAGTTTGCGGCACCGTCACCACGGTCAACCCTTCCGCCTGCAGCTCCTGCAACATCATGGTTGCGAAGGCCGGGTCCGCCACCACTTCCCGAATTTTGTACAGCTGGCTCAGCTCCATAATTCGGTTCTTGATGGTCATGTAATCGATCACGTTGCCTTCCGTGGCAGTCACCCACTTGCCCTCTACCCATTTGTCGTAGGGCACATGGTCCTTGGCAATCCTCTCCATCATGTTTTCTTGCGGGATCCACGCCTCCCAAAGTAAGCGCCAGTCCAGCTGGGAATCCTGCGGCGGGAAGAGGATCGCGATCGCTGAAAGGTCCGTGGTGGTGGACAGATCCAGCCCTATGTAGCACTCGCGCCCGCTCTGTTCCACCGGTGACCAATCACCCACCGTCTGATCAAACAGATCGATCGGCAGCCAGGTGGTCAGTTTGCTGGTGATCCACTGATTCAGCCGCAGCCAGC